GCTCAATTTTAGCGGCGGCACGATACGGATTCGGCATTGTGAGGAAAAAGCGTTGGGAATGGAATGGCCTGCCGATAGCGTCGAGCGCCGCGGGCTCGCGTCCCTGATCCCGAGCGCGCGCAATGCCCGGACGCATTCGGATGCCCAGATCGGGCAGCTCGCCGCCTCGATCGAGGAATGGGGTTGGACGATGCCGGTGCTCGTGGATGAGGCCGGGTCGATCATAGCTGGGCACGGGAGGGTGCTGGCTGCGGCGCGGTTGGGCATCGGTGAAGTGCCGACGATGGTCGCTCGCGGCTGGTCGGAAGCGCAGAAGCGGGCTTACGTCATTGCCGACAACAAGCTGACCGAGAACGGTGGCTGGGACGAGGCGCTGCTGCGGCTCGAGCTCGCGGACATCAAGGCGATGGGGTTCGACGCGCTGCTCACCGGATTTACCGCGGCCGAGATCAAGGGCATGGGAAGGGGCGGCAGGACCGACCCGGACGAGGCGCCCGAGGCGCCGGCGACGCCGGTCAGCAAGCTGGGCGACATTTGGGTGCTCGGTGACCACCGATTGGTCTGCGGGGACTGCACCGACCCCTTGGTCGCCAATGCGGCGCTCGCTGGAGCAAAGCCGAAGCTTATGGTGACCGACCCACCCTATGGCGTGCAGCTCGACTCGGAATGGCGCGATCGTGCTGGGTTGAACGGGTGCGGTCCGGCAGAGCCGTCGTACATGAAACGACGAACCAAATTTCATCAGACAACAACCATCAGCGGGGACACGCGCGCCGACTGGTCGGAGGCTTTTGCATTGGTGCCGAGCCTCACCGTTGCCTACGTCTGGCACGCGACTTCCCGCTCGATCGAAGTCGGCCTCGGGCTTCAAAAGATCGATCTGCAGTTGCGGCAGCAGATCATTTGGGTGAAGCCGTCTATCGTGCTCTCGCGCCAGGCCTATAATTGGCAGCACGAGCCTTGTTGGTATGCGGTGCGACGAGGAGCAAATGCTTCGTGGAGGGGTGGTCATGCGCAATCAACTCTTTGGGACGCTGCGCCTCCGAAAATGATTATGAGCGGTTCGAAGGAAGAAAAGGTCGACCACCCAACGCAAAAGCCGGTCGCGCTCTATACCCGACCATTCGAGAACCATACGATTGGTGGGGACTCGATTTACGAACCGTTTTGCGGGTCCGGGACTGCCATCATCGCGGGCGAAATGGTTGGTCGCCGCATACACGCGATCGAGATCGATCCAAAGTTTGTCGATGTCGCGGTGCTGCGCTGGCAGAATTTCACCGGCAACGCTGCGGTGCTTGAGGCGACCGGCGAGCCGTTTCCGCAACAGCACGAGCAGGCAGCAGCATGAAACGTGGACCGCGGCCGACGCCGACGCATCTCAAGCTGCTTCGCGGCAATCCGAGCCAGCACTACGCCAAGGCTGGCCGGCGCGGCGGCTTAAACCTCAACGAGCCGCAGGCCGAGCTGATTGCCGACATACCCGAGCCGCCGCCGTTTCTGATCGCCTACGCTTGTGACGAGTGGCGGATTGTGGCCGCGGAGATGTATCACCTCGGTCTGCTGGCGAAAGTCGATCTGCCGAGCCTTGCGGCCTATTGCTACAGCTATGGGCAATGGCGCACGGCGGCCGAGGCGATCGCCAGAATGGCGGCCGGTGATCCGGTGATGTCGGGTCTGATCATCAAGACAAAACGTAACGGCGAGGCGACGCAAAATCCGCTGGTGCCGATCGCGCGCAAGGCGGCACTCGACATGGTTCGGTATGCGAGCGAGTTCGGCTTCACGCCGGCCGCGCGCAGCCGCATCGACGCCGGCCCCGGCGGCAGTGGGCCAGGCAAGTTCGACGGATTTCTGGCCGGGTAGGACATGCTCGCTCCGCAAGCAAAGCGCACGGCGCACGGTCGGCAACGCGCGAAGCGGGTTATCGATTTCATTCAGAAGCTGACGATCCCGAGCGGGACCGGCCAGGGCCAGCCGTTCAAGCTGCACGCTTTTCAGAAGCAGTTTATCCGGGATGTCTACGAGCCTCATGTTGGTCGCCGTCGCGTAGTGCGGCGCGCGATCCTCTCGATGGCGCGCAAGAATGGCAAGACCGCGCTGATCGCGACCATTGCGCTGGCGCATCTGGTCGGTCCCGAGGCCGAGCCGAACGGCGAAATCTACTCGGCCGCCAACGACCGCGACCAAGCGGCGATCGTGTTCAAGTTCGCCAAGCAGATCGTCGACCTCGAGCCCGAGCTGCAGGCCAAGGTCGAGGTGATCGCGTCGACCAAGACCATGCTGGCGCGCAAGACCGGGTCGATCTATCGGGCGGTCAGTGCCGAGGCCGGCACCAAGCACGGGTATTTGCCGAGCGTGGTGATCTACGACGAGCTGGCGCAGGCCAAGAACCGCGCGCTCTACGACGTGCTCGATACCAGCTTCGGGGCGCGCGAGGAGCCGCTGTTTATAACGATCTCGACGCAGTCGAATGATCCAGAGCACATCATGTCGAAGCTGATCGATGATGGATTGTCGGGCAACGACCAGGCGATCGTCTGCCATCTGCACGCCGCAGCCGAGGGCTGCGCGCTCGACGACGAAGCGCAATGGGCAAAGGCCAATCCGGCGCTCGGCGAGTTCCGCGATCGCGAAGACCTGGTCGCCGCGGTACGCAAGGCAATGCGTATGCCGGCGGAAGAGCCGAAGGTCCGCAATCTGTTTTTGAATCAGCGGGTGGCGCCGGTCGCCTCGCTGATCTCGCGCGCCGAGTGGATGTCATGCGCCGGGCCGGTCGAGCTCGCCGACCAGGAAGAGGTCTACCTCTCGCTCGATCTGTCGAGCGTCGTCGACCTCACCGCGCTGATGGTCGGCTCGGTATCTGATCCGCTGCGCGTCGTGCCGTATTTCTGGAAGCCGACCGACCACCTGACCGAGCATTCCAATCGCGACTTCGGTAGTGGCTCACACCGTTATCAGCAATGGGCGGAGGCGGGGCATCTGCGGCTCTGCCAGGGCAAGACGATCGATCCCGAGACGATCGCGCGATTCATCGCCGAGCTGACGGTGCGCTACCGTGTCAAGGGCCTCGCGTATGACCGCTGGCGCATCAACGATCTGTTGCGCGAGTTCGATCGCGTCGGTCTGCAGGCTTACGAGGACGGCGAGAAGGGCGGCGACGGGCTGCGCCTGGTGCCGTGGGGCCAGGGCTTCAAAGATATGGGGCCGGCGATCGACGCGCTCGAACACGCCGTGATGGAGCGCAAGCTCGTCCATCCGGGTAATCCGATCCTGAATTGGAATTTCGCAAACGCAGTCGCGGTGCTCGATCCGGCAGGCAATCGGAAGTTGGACAAAGACAAGGCGCGGTTTCGCATCGACGGCGCGGTGGCGCTCGCCATGCTCGCGGGATTGCGCGCACGCGATTGCCGGGTGAAGCCGGTCGATATCGAAAGTTTGATTGGATGAAACCAACGGAGAATAAACCTATGAGGAGACTTCTTGCCGCGACCGCCATCCTGGCGGCGCTTGCGGTGCCGGCTGCTGCCAGCACCGTCCTGCTGGGCGGCCAAACGTGGGACACCACCAATTCCGGCAGCCTGAGCCTCGGCAACGTGGTGCCGGCCGGCAATCAACCGCAAAACGCGCCCTGCGTCATCTGCGGCGCCAACCAGCCGCAGCAGCCAGCGAACTTCGGCTATAACGACTACAGCAACAACGGAAGCGTGTCCTCGATCACCGCCTTTTCCGATCAAGGCAACGGCGGCCGCAACACGTTGGCCGACAACACCTTCGCCACCGGCTACACTGTCGGCGCGGGCAGTCCATTCCTGGCTTTCCTGCTGCTCAACGGCGACACCAGCCTCGGCTTTAGCATCGGCGTCGATGTCAACGATACCAACTCGCCGCAAACGTTGAACTCGTTTTTCTTCCTCGACTTCACCACGCATACCGTGCTGGCGAGCTTCACTGGTGGAACGACTGGCAACGTGCCGTCGAAGAACAACGGCACCGGATTCCCGGACTACTCCATCACCGGAGCGTTGCTCAATCTCAACGACGTGCATGTGGGAGATACGATCGGATTCGTGGCGCTTATGAGCGGCCTCAACGACGGGCCGGACTCGTTCTTCATCGAGGCAGCACCGGCCGCAGTCGTGACCCCATTGCCCGCGAGCCTGCCGTTCTTCGCCGCCGGTCTTGTTGGTTTGATTGGTCTGGTGCGCAGGAGGAAGTCCAACCGGATCGCGTAGGCTGACGCTGCTTCCCGCTCCGTCAGTTCACAGGCCCGCCGGGATGATACCGCCATCCATCGGCATCCCGCCCGGTGGGCCACCAGTTCTGACATCAATGAGGGTCCGGGAATGACTAACACCACTATTACTGCGACGATTCCCGCGCGTGGAACAATAACTCCAGCCATCGCCATCACGGGGCCGATCGTCGGAATAATCATGCCGACCGCATGGACGCCCGCGGTGGTCACGGTGCAAGGCTCGTCGGATGGCGTAAATTTTTGCGACCTGTACGATGGCCAGACGGCGAAGGAACTCAGCTTCAATCTCAAGGCTAATTCGATGGTGGCGATCAGCCCTAATCGGTTGTGCTGTTGCACAATGATCAAGCTGCGCTCGGGCACCGCTGCAAATCCGGTGATGCAGGCGGTGGCTTGCCAATTCGGCATCACCGTCCAAGCTCCATGATTCCTCGGGATGCCGCGGCGAAGTCTTGGCATCATTTCTACACCACCCGCTATTGGCTGCGTCGGCGGCAGTTGCAGTTGACCGCGCATCCGCTCTGTAAATTCTGCACTGACCGCGGCGCGGTCACCCGCGCAACCGTGGTCGATCACGTCAAGCCGCACCGCGGCGACTGGAATAAATTCTGTCTCGGCGAGTTGCAATCACTCTGCGCGAGCTGTCACGACCGCTGCAAACGCTTCATCGAAACCCGCGGCCACAGCATCGAAGTCGGCGACGATGGCTGGCCGATCGATCCCAATCACCCGGCGAACAGGAGTTGAGCCATGGGGCTTGCAATCGTGGATGGGCCGACCATCAAGGCCGGCGAGTCGCTTTCCGATGGCGCCGACTGTTCGGGCGGAACCATTGTACGGATCACCGTGCCGCAGGAGTTTACGCCGGCAAACATCACGTTCCAGGTTTCGAGCGACGGCAACCTTTACAACGATCTGTTCGGGCCGGACGGCACCGAGGTCACGCTGGTGGCAAAACCGAACACCGGCATCGTGATCGGCGAGCGTTGGGTAAGCTCGATCAACTTTATTAAGTTTCGCTCGGGATCACGTCACCATCCGGTCGCGCAGCTCGTGGACTGCAAGTTCGCGATCGCGATCGACGATCACAAGCCTGGCCACTCAACCACCTTTCCAGAAGGCCGCTGAACATGGGTATGCGCCAACGTCAAAGCGATCTCTATCCCGCGCTCGATGAATCTTATGTCGATTTCATGAGCCGATGCGGCGACGAGCTCGGTGATCAGGACGTCTGCCAGTTGATCTGGGAGGATGCCTGGGACGAGGACAAGGGCGCTGCCAAAGACATCTGCTTCAAGACGCACGCCGGCCAGGTCAACGGGTTGGAGTTCGTTCTATCTGACGAAACACCCGACCGCATGGACGATGTCATCATGTCGGACGCCTGGGATCTGGCGTCGTTCCAGAAAAATCCGATTGCACTGTTCAATCACAACAGCAACGCGCCGATCGGCAAATGGACGCGCACGCGCGTCGTCGATAAGCAGTTGCGCGGCCATCTCGAGCTCGCGCCCGCCGGCACCAGCGATCGCATCGACGAAATCCGCAAGCTGATCGACGCCGGCATTCTGCGCGCCGTCAGCGTCGGCTTCCGCCCGAAGGAATCCAAGCCGCGGCCGGAATCCGATTACGGCGTGTTCTTCACCAAGGCTGAATTGGTCGAGACCAGCCTGGTCTCGGTGCCGGCAAACCCGAATGCGCTGGCCATCGCCAAGTCGCTCAAGATTTCGCCCACGACCATAGATCTCGTGTTCGCCGGGAAAGGCAAAGGACGCGGGATCGCACGGCGCGGGCTCACCGGCGGGCATGCCGTTACGTTACCACAGTCAAGAAAGGGCGCGACCATGTCGCTCGCTCAGAAGATCAAAGAGAGAGAAAATCTGATTCTCGAAAAAACCGGCAAGCTCGATGCGCTGCACGATGCCGTCGGCGATGGCGATTATCCCAACGACCTGCTCGAGACGGTGCAAAAGGCAAATGCCGAGATTGCACACGACAAGGAAATCCTGGCGACGCTGCGCGACAGCGAGCGCAATCTCGCGATTACCAGTGATGACGGTGGCCGCGCGGTGGTGACGAGCAAGGGCAATGGCAACGGCTATAGCGCAGCGCAACTGCCAGCAAGACCGTTCGGCCTCGAACGGAAAAAGCTCGATCCGATCGGCCTGTTTTGCCGTGCCGGCGCATTGAGCCTGCTGGCCCATCACGAACGAAAGCCGGTGCTGGAGGTTACTCGCGCTATCTTTGGCGACGACGAACCGCTCAAGGCCGTGGTCGACTGGCAGACCAAGGCAGCCTCGGCCGCCGCCATGACCACCGTTACCGGATGGGCGAAGGAACTGGCCGTCCAGGTCAACGTCGACTTCATGGAAATCCTGATGGCGGCCTCGGTATTCGGGCCTCTGTCGGGAATGGGTATGTCGTTGAGTTTCGGCCGCAATGCAAAATTGATCATCCCGACGCGGTCGCGGACGCCAACGATAGCCGGATCGTTCGTCGGCGAAGGTTTGCCAATCCCGGTACGGCAGGGTGCGTTCACCTCGATCTCGCTCACGCCGATGAAAATGGCGGTCATCACCACCTGGACGCGGGAACTCAACGATCATTCGATCCCGGCGATCGAGGGACTGTTGCGCGATGCCATCGTCTACGACACCTCGGTCGCGACCGACGCCGTCCTGCTCGACGCCAACCCGGCGACGACTGTTCGGCCGGCCGGCATCCTTAACGGCGTCGCTGGATTGACGCCGACCGCCGGCGGTGGCTTCACCGCTCTCACCGGCGACATCAAGCAACTGTCGGGAGCTCTGCTGACCGGGACGCTCGGCAACGTGCGCAAGCCGGTTTGGTTGCTTAACCCGCAACAGGTCAACAGCGCATCGTTCGCCATCGCCACCGGCGCGGGCGTGTTCCCGTACCGCGATGAGATCGGCCAAGGCCGCCTCGGCGGCTGGCCGTTCATCCAGTCCGGCACGGTGCCGGCGGGCACGGTCATCGTCATCGACGCCGCCGACTTCGTCAGCGTCACCGGCGATGGGCCGAGGTTCGAGATCAGCGATCAGGCCACGTTGCATTTCGAGGATACGACGCCGCTTGATATCAGCACGTCGGGCTCGCCGAACGTGGTCGCTGCTCCGGTCAAGTCGATGTTCCAGACCGATATGCTGGCCTTGCGCCTGATCCTGCCGCTGACCTGGGCAATCCGGCGAACCGGAACTTTGGCTTGGCTAACCGGGGTGACATGGTGATCTTGCTTACCGGGTAACTTGGTGAAGGGGTTCATTCTGAACTTTCCAACAACTGAAGGAGGTCCACCGTGACCGATACCGAACAGACGACGGCCGCGAAAAAGAAGATCGCCGACGAGCGCGCGGCCCGCGACAAGGCAAACGAGCAGCAGGCCAAAACGGCTGGTGCAACCAAGCCGACGCCGACGCAGGAAGAGAATGATTTAGCCGCGATGGGCGTCCACGTCCTCGAGCACGAGCACGACGGCAGCCCGGAGCCGGAAGCGCAGACCAAGCAGGCCGAGGCCGGCAAGCGCGGCAACTATCAAACAAGGACTGCGTCACCATCGACATGAACGTTCGTGGGTTTCTGGCCCGCGTCGCGGGCCAGCTCATCGGCAAGGGGGAGGGCGATTACCGGCCAGGCCCTTACTTTTTGCCGGTCACCAATGGGTGGTTGCCCGCCGGCGTTGCCGACAACTGGTGGCAGCAGGGTTACACGCCGACCAGCCTCGGCACCCAATCGGCGATGGTCGAGGCTTGCGTCTCGGCCTACTCGCAGACAATTGCCATGTGCCCTGGCGATCATTGGCGGCTCAATGGCAAAGGCGGACGCGAGCGCGTCAAGTCATCGGCGCTCTCGCGTTTGCTGCGCCATCCGAATGACTATCAGTCGATCTCGGACTTTCTGCTCAACGCGACGCGCTCGCTCTACCTCGAGGGCAACACCTATGCGCTCGCGCTGCGCAATTCGCGGTTCGAGATCGACGAGCTGCATCTGATGGACCCGCTGATGTCGCATCCGCGGCTCGCCGTCAATGGCGAGATTTTCTACCAGTTGCACGGTAACCAGGTGATTGAGAAACGGCTTGGCGGCGAGCCGCTGATCGTGCCGCAGCGCGACGTGCTGCACATCCGGCTGCACACGGTGCGGCATCGCTGGCCGGTGCCGTTGATCGGCGAAAGCCCGATCGTCGCGGCCTATAGCGATATCGGCGTCAACAGTGCGATCGCGCGACAGCAACTTGGATATTACCTCAACGAGGCGCGGCCATCGGCGGTGCTCTCGACCGATCTCACGCTCGACAAGGACCAGCTCCAGGCGCTGCGGGACCGCTGGAACGAGCAGGCCAAGGGTCTGCACCAGGGCGGCACGCCAATCCTCACCGCTGGATTGAAAGTTCAGCCGTGGGCGGTGAGCGGCAGGGATGCTTCTACCGCCGAGATGATGAAACTTTCGAACGAGCATATCGCGCTCGCGTTTCGGATTCCGTTGCAGATCCTCGGCCTCGGCGGTTCGACCTTCTCGTCGACCGAACTCCTGATGCAGAGTTGGAAATCATCGGGTCTCGGTTTCGCGCTCAATCATATCGAGGAAGCGATCGGCCTGCTGTTCGATCTCAAAGGCCAGCCCGACGAATACGTGGAATTCGACACCGACGCGCTGCTGCGCTCGGCGATGAAGGATCGCATCGAAGCGCTGGCGCAGGGCGTGCAAGGCGGGATTTTCGCGCCGAACGAAGCGCGCAACCTCGAAGGGCTCGACCGCGTCGAGTTTGGCGACGAGCCGCGCGTCCAGCAGCAGGTCGTCCCGCTGAGCCAGGTCGGGAAGATCCCGGCCGCGCCGGCGGCGCCGCCGCCTCCCGCAGCGCCGCCGGCTCCCGCAAAGCCACCGCAAAAGGCCAACCGCGATGACATTGCACGAGAAGTCAGAAGCCTATTTGCCAGTGCCGACCGGATCGGACGACGACGCGCTGCTTCTTGATGCCTGGCGCGAGGCGCTCGCCGAGGTGCTCGATACCGAGCGCCGGCAATGGCAGCGCCAGCGCGAGCTGATCGAGGCGCAGGCCGCAGCGACCATCGCCGAGTTGCGGGCAGTCGTTGCCGAGTTGCGCGGCGAGGTCCGGCAGATGGTCGCGGATGGGCTGAACGGCGCTATCCTGCTACCGCCCGAGCTGGCCGGGCAAGTCGCAAATGCGGCGCGCCAATTGCAGGAGCCGATCGCGAGCGAACGCCCATCAAAGGTCTTGCGCATCGAGCGGGACGAGAATGGCGCGCTCGTGCCGATCTATGATGAGACGCAGCCGTGATCATCAATCTTTCGGAAGCCGCGAGTAACGCGATGCTCGACACACTCGGCGGCATGATGGATGGCGGCACCATCGAGCTGTCGTCGGACAATGGAGTAACACTCGCAGTGCTCAGACTATCCAATCCAGCGGCCACTGCCGAGGACGGCAACCTGGTGTTCAACAAGATCGCCGAGGAAGACGCTGCACTTGCGCAAGGCAATGCCGCGACCGCGCGCATCCTCGCCGCTAACGGCATCGAGGTGTTTTCTTGCGATGTCGGCGACGAAAACTCCAATGCAACAATCCGGCTCAACACCACTAAAATATATAGGAACGGCCCGGTGCGGATCACATCCTTCCGTCTGGGGATGGCATAATGGCGGTCAACTACGACGCGGCGACGAAGACGGCGCGCATGGCTG